GGCGGTAGAGCAACCGAGTGAAACCCCTGTCGCATGTGCATAAACTCTCCAATAAACGTCACTTGAAACTCCTGAGGAAGAAGACTTAATAGGATTTATGGTGTACAGGAATAAAGTCCCTGCATTTTCAAAATCATCTAAAGAATCTCCAGAACCCAGAGGTAAAACGCTAGTGTTAAACAATCGATGAGAGGGTTTAGGCGATAAGAAAGGAACTAACAAATCAATAGCTTCACTATTGCAGACATCCAAATAAATTTTTTCGCGAGCTTGCGAAAGATAATTGAGAGTAAGGTTTCTCGAAACAAAGACGAGTGCGTAATCTCTTAGTAAAGACTGCGTAAGTGGTTGATTCCTAGTGGGGTAAGGTTGATACGAAGCTAGCAACTTTCCATAATGGAAAGGACTAGCGCTCAATACAACCCTAACGACCAAATCACCCTTAAAATAGGCGTAATTTCGAAGTTTAGCACGAATGGAAGGTTCAGAGGACCACAAATCCCAAACTGGGATCTCCTCGTTAACCGAAGTGCCAACAGCGATGCTACCGGAAGCTATTTCGACAGGACGACTTAAAAAGTCTTCCATGTGAAGAGATTCCTTCTGGCCAATATTTAAAAAATCGGTCGAGGTATCTCCTTGCTTGTCAAAGTAACCCCCGGTGTCATCACTAAGGTTTTCCATTTTGTACTCACCTGATTCAGTTTTAATTTCAGTGTATTCTGCATTTCTGCAGTTCTTATTTTCTAATGTTGTACTCATCATGTAATCATCAAAGGAAATGTCACCACGTTTGAATTGAATCTTTCCATAAATGGAAAGCTCAATGGTTTTATAATTAGGCAGGGGTGGTAAACCTTGCGTAGAAAACTTGTATTCTTGCTTATACAAATAGAGCAGTTCGAGTTGTACATCTCGGTAACTATCACTGTCCAAATACATAAACGCCTCATACAAGAAAGACTGTATGGTTTGATAAACTTGAAGTTCTTCAGCTATTGAGCCAGAAGGCATAACCCACTCTAGCATCTTATACATAGAATTGAGGTTCAAAGGAGCAAGCCAATATTGGTCAGCTCTATGAAAAAACTTGCGCCGGAGAAAAGAAACTTCTTCAAAAGAAAGGGTTTCAGTAAACACATTGCCTTTACAAGCAGGTGTTATATCCATATTAAAATTTTCCTTAGCGAATTCCTTGAAAG